GGAACAAGTGGTTATAACGCAGGGTTAGAAGCGCGTGATAAATGGATGCCGAAGAATGTAGATGAGTTACGTGTTAAAAATAAACCTAAAGTATCTTACGGAGGTACATTTTTAGGAGGTAAATCTCACGTAACAAATCGTGGCTCAATTGGTATCGTTCATAAAAAATCTCCACAAACATTTTATGTTAACTCTCCGGATAGATATTTCACAACTGTTGGACAAGAAAAAGCACAACGTTTAAGAGAAAAATATATTCTAAAAGAAGAGAAACGTGTACATCCTGAATATTATGGTTCAAATGGAAATACAGAATATCAAGCACCATATACAAAAGGTTATTATCATCCTTCTACACGACCCGAATTGGACGCACCTATAAAACATATTACAAACGCTCATGCTCGTGATAAACAGCACGTAACAAAGAACGATTATGGTATTGAAGGACATCGCGCACATATATTACCAAATCAAAGAAGCACTACACAAAAAGAAGTTCCATTAGGTGCTGTTTCAACATTTGCAAAAGCGGTTGTAGCACCTTTAATGGATATCATACGTCCAACACGAAAAGACAATGTTATAGGAAATGTTCGTATTAGTGGTAATATGGGTAATCAAGAAATAACTAAAGGATATGTGAAAAACCCTAAGGATGTACCGAGAACGACAATGAAAGAAATGACTGATTGTAATCCTTATCCAATGCGTGTTCAATCCTATGTTCCTTTATCATATAGTGATAATACATATCAAGCAAGACAACAACACCGCGAGGATACACATCAAGAGTTTACAGGTGTGGCGAAAGCGTATCAACAAAAACAACAAAATTATGATTATGCGTATAACGCACATTTAATAGATAAAGAACCTGTATTAAGAGGTCGTGAACCGAAAGGTTCTAGCGTAAAAATATTTAATGGACAAGACTTTTTAAATATGGATGTTAAGAAATTAGATAAAGATCGTATTAATCATAGACAGTTTGTTCCACAAACAGGTGGATTTTATGATACACCACACAGAGTTGGTGAACAACGTACACCACAACACTATGATGTCATGGAGAGAAATAATCCTGAATTGTTATCTCCATTCCGCAATAATCCTTATACAAAATCTTTACATAGTTATTAAATTAAATTTAAAATACGAATATAATCATAGTATGAATGACAACATATATACTATGATTGATGATATGATTAAATATGATAATATAACTCATTTTCTTTTTTATGGAACTAAAAATGTATATTTAGAAAAATATGTGAAATATATAATTTCAAAATGTTATACTTCTTCCAAAGAAATAAACGAATATGTAATGAGTATGAATTGTGCTGAAGGTAAAGGAATTCATTGTATTCGTGATGGATTAAAATACTTTGCTCAATCAATATGTTCTGTATCAAAGTTTAAAACAATTGTTTTATATAATGTTGATTATTTAACGTCAGATGCGCAATCCGCCTTAAGAAGAATTATTGAATTATACTCACATTCTACACGTTTTATTTCAACCGCACACAAGAAAGAAACTATACTTAATCCAATTTTATCACGTTTTTATTGTATATATGTTCCATATGAAGATGAAATTATTATTGATAAGTCATATACCGCTTATATTAACCGTCAAAAACGTTTATTACTTCATAAGGAATGGAGTAATATAAATGAAAATACAATTGAAGAAAAAGTAACAAAGTTTTATTCTAAAGGTGTCCATACAAAAGATATTTTAGACTACATTGTAAAAGAAAAAATAAGTGATATAGAAATTCAAAATCAAATAGAATGGTTATATGAACTTCATCGTGTACATATTCGCGATGACCGTATTTTAATGATATGCATTTTAAGAGAAATATGTTTAAAATGTAAAAAACCTTTTCATTAACATATGTAAATGGATGATTATAATGTATCAACATTAAATGAAGCAAGAAATGAATACACACAAGAATTATTTAATCGTTTATCTCCTTTAATTTATCAAGGTATCTATTCATTATTTAAAGATTCATTACAATTATGTCGTGATAACGATCAAGAAGATAAGTACTTAATGACTTTTCAAAATGTATTAGGAAGAATACCTAAATGGAACCCCGATATGATAGAACGTGAAACAAAACGTATTTTAGAACAAAGTAAGTGTCCTTATTTAGAAGAACTAATTAGTTGTATTCATATTATTGTATTGAAGAATTTAACAAGTATTCGTGTTGGAACAAAGAATAAAAAGATAGATATTGATATTCCTTCATTATCTTTATTTATTCATCGTGTATATATTGAAATTGCACGTAAGATTTATAAAAATGTATATTTATTTGATATATATTGTTCAGGATTAGAAAAACAAAAGCATAAACGTGAGTGTGAGTTAATGATACAAGAATCTATTTTGAACGCAATACGCCAAAGTATGCCGATTGAACGTATTCTTCGAACATATTTAGAAGAAACGAGAGAAGAACATTATATAAAAGAAGAAAGTAAAGAAGTTAAGGGAGGTCACTCCACGCCTGAATTAAGTAATTCTACACAACAATCTACACCTGATTTAAGTAATTCTACACAACAATCTACACTTGATTTAAGTAATTCTACACAACAATCCACTCCTGATTTAAGTAGTTCTACACAACAATCCACGCCTGAATTAAGTAATTCTACACAACAATCCACACCTGAATTAAGTAATTCTACACAACAATCCACACCGAATACAAATACTGAAATTGTTAATAATGATGTTTCTTTAAAAGATACAAATGAAGAAAAACAGATTGAATTTAATGATACAGACAAAGTAATTGATTTTAATCGTAAAGATAAAGTTACAAAAGTGAATAAAACTAATGAAGAAAATGTTGAAGCACCAAAAACGATAGAACGATTAGAAGAAATAGGTAGAATGCGTGAATTAGAAAATACAGAAGATGATGATGATGAAGAAAGAATAAAAATTTTAGATGATGATAAAATACCATTTGATGATTTAGGTATTGAAACAATAGAACCAAAAGAAAATAATAAAAATGATAATACAATTGAATTAGATGATATTGAACCTCTCGAATAAATTATTTATATTATAGTGCGTTTTTTAATGTATATTCTATTATACATATATTTAAAATGTTAGATACACAATCATTTACTATATCAATTGTAATAGCAATATCGTATTTTATACTAAAATTTTTAGAAATGCGTGTTATTATGAAAAAAAATGAAAGTTTAAAGAGTATATTACGTGAAACATTATTAGTATATTTCTCATCTATTGCTGGATTTTTCATTTATCAACAAATCTCTCCAGTGAAAGAAATAGTAAAAGGTCATACACCGACTGTCTTTACAGGAGAACCTGAATTTTAGATTTTAAAATTTATAATAATAATTATAAAAATTATTATAAATTATTTTAACATTTTATCAATATTTTGTATTCTACTATATTTAGATTTATGGATATTTCTTTTTGATATTTTAAATTGGTTGAAATATCCTTGTTTAAATTGATTTTGAGGAGTATGATTATGTACTAAACGAGTAATCATTTTATATAATTTAAATCCTGGATAACGTTCTTTACCATTACTTTTATATAAAATATTTTTTCCTTTATCATCTAATACCCATGACATAATCATTTGTAAAAATAGAGGTGGTTGTTTCTGTTTATTTAAACAAACTGTAATATCATCTTTAAAGAAATCATATAAAGCACATCCTAAACGACATAAATCAAAACTATAATTAATATCAATTAAAGGTTTATTCGGGTCATAATATGGTTCAATATTATACTGACCGCCCGCGTCATTACGGTGTTCAAATGAACTACTTACGTGTTTCACACCTTTATATGTATAAATAGAACGTCCAAAATCAATAATTTTATATATTTTTCCATATGTAGGTATTTTCCAGTATGTATTGTCGTATTTATAATATAAGTATTTTATATCAGTTTCTACATACATAATATTATTCGTATGTAAATCATTATGTGTGAAATTAAACATCTCTTGATATACAAGTAAATTAATTACAACTTGAAATAATATAGATAACCATTCACGCTCACTAATCATTTCATGTTTTTCAATAATATATTTATCTAATGTATCTGTCATTTGTTCCATCGCAATAATTTGAACTGGCATTTTATCAATAGATACAAATAACTCTTGGTCATCTATACTTTCATCTTCTTCAGATGATGTTTCTGAAGATATATTACTATTATGACTTTGGTCAGACAAAGATATACGTGAAGAACAATGACTATTATAATTTGTTGAATTAGAAGAAGAAGTTGTCGTTTTCTTTGTTAAATCATATTGATATATCATAGAAATATCTTTTGTTTCTTGATTTTCAGCATTTTGTTGTTTTAAATTAAATTCATCATTTAAATAATGAATAGAATGAATTTCAGTCTCATTATCAGAGATTGATAAATTATATTTGTTTTTTCTTGTATCATGATTTAATAATTCAAGTAAATAAGAATGATTAATCTTAAATTTATCAAGGTTAGAAGCAAAATAAGAAGATTGTTGTAAAAATTCTAAATCATCGATTATATCATATTGAAAATTATGTTTAATTCCTAAAAATGAACCATAAAATTGTATAGAATGAATAAAATTATAAGTATCCTTTAATTTAGATGATAAATATGTAAAAAATGAATCAATATATGCTACATTATTCATATCATCATATATAGGAACAGTATTATCATCAAACGATGGAAGTTTATATAAGTCAGGTTGTTTTTTATATTTACCCATAAGTAATTTTGTAGGGTCAATTAATGGTGAGTATTTTAAAAATACTTCTTTTAAATCATTACTATTATGAATTGAACAATTGATTGTTGTATCAGAAGTAATTGAATGAATATTTTTTATGTGATATTTATGATTTAAATTTATATTATTCCAATTTTGTTTAGATAAAGAAAAATACTTTTTGTATAATGGAATATAGTTTTGAAGATTATAACATTTTATTTTTTTAAATGAATTGAATAATTTTTTATTATCGTATTTTGTATAATATAATGTTTCTTCTATCATATAATATATAATTATTGTATGATAAGTAAAATGTAATTCATTATTTAAACTCAATTATATTTTTTTTTACCATTTTGTAGTTTTTTTAACATTAATGATTGGACCGTGACGTTTTGCTCTCATTTTACTCGGGTCAAACATCGTTTCTTCTTTATCATCATCGTCATCAGGAAGATTTTTAGACATTTCCCAATATTCAGGAGCACCTAATTTAAAAGGTGGATGATCACTTGCTTTATACCAAAATATTTGGTCTTGTAAACGATTTGATTTTGCGTTATTATCAATAACTAAACATTCATAATTTTCTGTGCATTGGTCCATAATCTGACAAAATGATTCAAATGTTGGAAACATACCTGCATAATTTTCATAAATACGTTTACGATTATTCATATATGGTTCTCTCAAAATAAAAACATAATCAATATTTGTTCTTAAATTAGGAGGGACACCAAGCGGATATTGCATTGTAATAAGAAGCATAATTCTCCAATGACGACCATTCATAAATAAAAGACGCATCATTTTATCTCTTGACCAACCACTATCATATAAACAATCGTCTAAAATCATAAACATTCGTGGGTCAATTAAAGAACCACCTTTTTTTTCTTCTTCTTTACGTTTATGTTTTATTACTTTCATTTGTCGTTTTAATACATTTTCTACAATAGAAGAATCATATTCATCGTGGATAAATAATTTAGGTACATGTCTACTATAAAACCCATTCGCAATTTCTGTTCCTGATATAACCGTTCCTAATGGAATATCTTGTTGATGATATAATAAATCACGAACAAGAAAACTTTTACCTGTATCACGTCGACCAATAAATACAATTACGGGACCTCCTGACTTCCAATTAATCTTTTTCATATCAAATTTCTTTAACTCTAAACTTGTTACACTCATCTTTAATATATACTATAAAAGAGTTTTAATATATGAATAATAAAAACATATATTAAAATTAAACGAACAAACATAATTACTTTTTATTCTTTTCTTCTTCACGTTTACGATCACCTTCTTTAGTTCTAATATTATCACCTTCAAATAATTCTTTACGAATATCTTCAACATTTACATTCTCTTTCTCTCCAAGAGTTGTCTCAATCGTATTTGTATCTTGAACACCAACAAGTTCACCCTTCTTATTCAATCTTTGTGTTAATTTTGTTTTGTATTTCTTCGCCTTTTTCTTATTCTCTTCAAACGCTTTCTTGCGTGTATTCTTAATTCGTTCTTCAAATATATTACGCGCTTCCTTTTCATTCTCATATTTTTCTTTCATTAAAGTATTTAACTCTTTCTCCAAATATTCTACTTTACCTGTCTTATAAGCAGAAGGTTCCCAGGGCATCCAAACACCGACTTGACCGACATACACATCATGATGAGGGTCAACACGTCTTAATAATTTACTACGAATTTCTGCTTCTTTTAAAGTATCAAATACACCACGAACTTTTAATCCACGAACATTTGTTTGTGCACCGTGTTTCTCTTGAAAACGAGTTGTTAATTGTTCTTCCTCATTTTCAATAAATGTTTTATATTCATCACTAATATTTGATTTTTTAATTTCTTCCGTTTCATTTTCTACGAAATTTTTAAATTCAGTTGATAACTCTTCTTGTTTAATATCGTATTTATAAGAAATAAAAGCAAGAAATTGTTCAAATTTAGACATAGATTTCATAAAGTCGTAATATTTCAAGAATTCTTCGAACATAAAATGCTCCTTTTGTTTAAGAATATTTTCAGGAGATACAAACGATAAACAGACATATTTTTGTCCAGATATAGGTTTATCTTCATCTAATAAATCAACTTCTTCAATATTGTTTGACATATTTGATATTATATAATATTAATATTATATACTTTTTAACTCAATATTTTTTCTTTTTATAAATTATAATGAATAACTTATTAGATATGTTTGATTTAGGTCAATTAATAAGTCGCGCTATAAAATACTTCGTTGAAGGTTTAGTTGTTGGTATTGCTGTTTTATTGGTCAGTAAAAAGAGAATGAACCTTGATGAAGTCGCCTTAATCGCTCTTACAGCGGCTGCAACAATGGTATTATTAGACACATATGTTCCTTCAATGTCTTCTTCATTTAAACAATCAGCGGGTTGGGGTTTAGGATTTAGACTTGTTGGGTTCCCCACGATGTAAAAAAAATTATTCTAATTTAACATTCTTATTTATGTTTTGAATACATCTTATATAATATGATGTTAAGTTTGGAATATAATTAGGAAATATTCCATTTAAAAAAACTAAAATGGATGAAATGAAAAAAAGAATACTTATTGTAATCGAATGAAATATATGTTTTATCGTATATTCCATTTATATTATACAGAAGGAATAAATTCCCAGTTTAATTCCTCACATATTTTTTTCCATATTTCATCTTGTTCCATTCTTTTCACACGATCTTTAAGCGTATGAAAATATGGCAAATATTCATCTTCTCCTAATAATTCACACATTTTATATAATACCCCATAGTAATTTAAGAAATTTACACGTTCTTGAGGACAGTATTTAGCGTATGGTGCTTGTATCTCGTCAAACATATTACATAATTTCTCTTCTAATTCTTCACTCATTGTTGGTGGTTTAATACCTAATTGTGATTTAATAAATGTAATATGTTCATAATAATTATTGTATCCTAACTTTTTAAGAATATTTTTCATTTTTGTATTTGTTAATTCATTAATTGAAATACGTTCTTTTTTAATCTGATTTTTTACTTCACTCATTACTTCTTTCGGTATTTCGGTTGTTTCTTTACCTTGAAATTGTGATAAAATTTCTTTAAAATGATTTTTTCTTTTATAAGCATATGAACATATTTCTTTAGGAGGTTCTTTATAGGAAGGTTTTTCTTGTTCTGACAATTGTTTATATTGTTTTCCACAAATATTACATATTTTAAGACCATCATTATGTATTGTTAATGTATCATTATTACATAACTCACATTTATCATCCTTTTTAATATAATCATTTAAATCAATAAATTTATCATCCAATTTAGAAAAATATTTTCTCACCAACGGGTTCTCATTTTTAGATTGATTTTTAGAATTATTATTTTTATGATTTAAATTGAAGAAATTCATAATTGTATCAACATTTTTATTTTCGGGTTTCATAGTCTGTTTATCTTTAAAATATTCAAATAAGGTTTTAGAATGTTCTAATAAATATTTTCTCTTTTTCTCTTTTAATTGTCTTATTTTTTTTTCATATTTCTTAATTTCATCTTTACAATTATAATATTCATCTAATAAATCAATATATTCTTCACTCTCTTCATTATTACGTATTTCATTTTTTATTATTCGTATATTGTCTTTCATTTCATTAATATATTTTTCATATTTAGGAATTATATCACTATCATTATGTTCTATTTCTTTCATCATTGATTGATGCTTTTTATCAATTGACATATCATATGTGTGGTTCAACTTAATTGTTTTATCTACCTTATGTTTAAAATTTGTCATTTTTTATAGAAACTATTATTAAAATATTCTTAAATCATAATTATTAATTTCTATGGAAAAAATTAATAGTCATAATTTAACAAAACTTATATTTTTAAATAACTCTTTAGACGATGGATGGACAATTCAAAAAATAGGTAAGAAATATATATTAACAAAGAAACATCATAAAAAAAAAGAATATTTTGAAGACGACTTTTTAGACAAATTTATAGAAAAAAATACAATATATCTAAAATAATTTTTAAGTTTATTTTTATTATTTTTTTTTTCTTATGTATAAGTATAAATAAAAAATGGCCGGTGGTTTATTACAACTTGTTGCTTATGGCGCTCAAGACGTTTATTTAACTGGTAATCCCCAAATTACATTCTGGAAGGTTACATACCGTAGACACACCAACTTCTCTGTAGAGTCTATCGAACAAACATTTAACGGACAGGCAGATTTTGGTCGTAAAGTTCAATGTGTTATCTCACGTAATGGTGATTTAGCATACCGCGTATACTTACAAGTTACATTACCCGCTGTGACTACAGATGACGCGCCATACGCACGCTGGTTAGACTACCCTGGTGAACATTTAATCAAGAATGTTGAATTAGAAATTGGTGGTCAACGTATTGATAAACAATATGGTGATTTCATGCACATCTGGAACCAACTTACAATGACTTCTGAACAAGAACGTGGTTACAATAAGATGGTCGGTCAAACCACCAACTTAACTTACATCACTGACCCCTCATTCGCAGATGTTGAAGGACCTTGTGAAGAAGCTGGCAATGGTATTCCACAAGTTTGCCAACCACGCAATGGTTTACCTGAAACTACATTATATGTGCCACTTCAATTCTGGTTCTGCCGTAACCCTGGTCTTGCTCTTCCATTAATCGCTCTTCAATACCACGAAGTCAAGATTTCATTCGAGTTCCGTCCTTTAGATGAAATGTTATGGGCAGTCGACAAACTTGATGCAACAGATGGAGAGGGTTCACGAAAGGCAACCGCCGCTTACAACAAATCACTTTTATCTGCTTCTTTATATGTTGATTATGTATTCCTTGATACTGACGAACGCCGTCGTATGTCTCAAAACGCCCATGAATACTTAATTGAACAATTACAATTCACTGGTGATGAATCTGTTGGTAGCACCGCTAACAAGATCCGTTTAAGCTTCAACCATCCATGCAAAGAATTAATCTGGGTCGTACAAAAAGATTCTTTAGTAGATTATTGTGCTTCATTAGATGGTGGACAAAACTTATACTACGCACTTGGCGCGCAACCTTTCAATTACACCGACGCCGTAGATGTATTACAAAATGCTCACCGCACATTCGCTGGTCCAGCGTCTATGGAAAACTTCGTGAATTCATCTGATGGTGTTTACGCGTTCAATGACGCCGGTTTAGACCTTTCTAACGATATTTTACTCAACTCTGGTCAACAAATGAACTTCCAAGGTAGTGTTAACTCTGGTGTCGGTGACGCTGCAACATTTGTTCTCGCTGAAACCGCACTTAATATGCACTGCTGGGGTGAAAACCCCGTTGTATCCGCAAAACTTCAACTCAACAGTCAAGACCGTTTCTCTGAACGTGCAGGCACATACTTCGATGTCGTTCAACCAAACGAGTATCACACACGTTCTCCTGATACTGGTATCAATGTATATTCATTCGCTCTTCGTCCTGAAGAACATCAACCATCTGGTTCTTGCAACTTCTCACGCATTGATAACGCCAACCTTCAACTCTTACTCTCTCCCAACACCGTTGGTGGCACCGAACAAGCTAAAGTGCGTGTATACGCCACAAACGTGAATGTTCTCCGTATCATGAGTGGTATGGGTGGTCTCGCTTACAGTTCTTAAATTTTTTTATATTATATGAAAATTATTTTTATCAATATAATATAAAAATGATACTAAACGAAAGATTTATAGGGGTTATGGTTTTTTATGCTGTATTAACTTATTTACTCTCTCCGTTTGTTGCTTACTTAATTGCTGGAGAGAAACATTTAGGAACAGGTTTTATAGTTGGTAGTATTTTATCGATACTATTATGGTTTTTCTATGGTCGTGGATATGTTCGAACTTTAAGAAACTAAAAAATGATAAAAAATTGAAAGTTATTTAAATGGAATACAACACCGTAATATCTTTGTATTAAAACGAATACACATAAGATGAACCCTCCTACGAAAACGGACACGAAGAGGCAATTTACGAATGCGACGTGTTCTCCAAGAAGAAGGCATTACTCTATATATTCTATAGAAGGAAATATTGGTTCAGGAAAATCAACATTAATGAAAATGATGAAACAAATTTATAAAGATAAAAAACATATTGTATTTATCCCAGAACCTGTTGACGAATGGTTAAAAATCACTGATAAAAATGGTGTAAATATTTTAAATCATTTTTATCATTCTAAAGAAGAATATGCGTTCTCGTTTCAAATGATGGCATATACGACGCGTCTTAAAATAATTCGTGATACAATTGATAAAAATCCGGATGCAACTGTATTTATTACAGAACGATGTCTAGATACAGACTATAATATATTTGCTAAAATGTTATATGATAATGGATATATTAATGAAATCAAATATAAAATTTATTGTCATATGTTTGAACAATTTCAAGAAAACTTTCCTATAACACAATATATTTATATACGTACTAATCCTGAAGTATCGTATGAACGTGTGCTTAAAAGAAATAGAAAAGATGAAGATATTGAACTATCATATCTTAAAGTATGTCATATGTACCACGAACAATGGTTAACAAATAAGAATAATAATGTCTGTATTATTAATGGAAATTCTAATAAAGACTTTATAGAAGATGATTATTCTTATTGGATTTCAATTATAAATAATGCAATAGAACCGTGTGTTAAAAAACTTACATTTAAAGAAATATGTGAGTTTTCTACATATTAGTAATTTTTGGAATAAAATATTGTGAAGGACGAAATTGTAATAAATCAGGTTCTTTCGTTGTTGTTGGAAATTCGTCGTCACCATATATATCTTGTAAGCACAACCATTCAAATAGTCCACCTACATATATATAAACATTTGTAAAACCGAGAGAAACTAATTGATTATACTTTTTGTGAATGGTATCATCACTATGATTCATACCATATAATATCAATGGTATATTATAATTACGTTTTTTTATTAATTCATTTATAAAGTCTGTTTCATTCCTTGCGTGAATTGTTCCTATAATTAAACAATCTTGTTTAGTCTCATTTAATGTATTTATTAATACTGTTGTATTTAAAGACTTTTTAACATCTTCAAAATTTATTTTTTGTATAGAATTATTTTGTCCCATACAAAAAAATATTATTTTTTTTTATAAACGATAAACTCAATCACAAGAAAATTCAACTGTAATTTCTACATTTTCTTTTTTTATACTTTTTATAGCAGAAATAGATAATTCTTCGCGTTTTTTACGTGTTCCATTAACTACAGGGACTGACTTTTTTTTTGCTGTGCTATTTCTTGAATTCATATCATATTCTATTTCTTTCTTATGTTCTTGGATATAATTCAAAACATGATTTTCAATCGCCCATTTAAAAAAATTCAACTGTCCTAATGTTGTTTGAATATAGTTCGTATCATCATATTTTATATTAATACGTTCATATCTACAAAAAGGATCGAAACATTTTTTAGAATGTGCTTTTAATTTTAATTTATATTCATTATATACTTTAAAACGTTTCTTAATACCTTTAGAGTTAATAAATGTATATACTGTAAAATTCTGTTTAGAAAAATTCGTAACAAACCAATCAATTAATCGTATAGATATATCCGAATCACCATTTAATATGGGCACAATCATTTCTAAATTTTTAGGGGTTGAATAAAATTTCATTAAATAATT